CTAGGTAAAGATTTTATATTAAATATGGTAGTCGAATCAGATAATTTTACGGATATCCCCTTGTTTATTGAAAGAGCCATAGAGCATAATTCTACAAGAGTTAATCTTACAATGTTAAGAAATTGGCCCGACATAAGAGGAGGAACGGTGGTCTTTGAGGAAAAAAGCTTGGCCAATTCCAGTCATCCAAAGTACGATGAGTTTTTGAAATTATTACAAGATAATGAAGATCTATTGTCACATCCTATAGTGGACGCTTCTCGCATTAGGCCCGAGGGTCATACGATTATACAACAATAATTAGAAAGATTTTATATTATTACGCTCAACTGTGTATAGTTATTAGATAGTATGTGTATTATGAGCAATTAGGAATAAGATATATGGCATTCGTAGAGCAGGCACACGTTAACGATATTGGCACAGTCTTCCGTGTCACCGTCTATGATACCACTTCCACCGGCGGGTCTGAGGTGGCAAACATTAGCGGGGCTACTACGAAAACCTTAGTTTTTGGAAGATCAGATGGGACTACTTTCAGTAAGATTGCCGTATTTACTACCGATGGCACGGACGGGAAGATAGAATACGCTTCTATAGATGGAGACCTGAATAAAGCCGGAACTTGGTCTATTCAGGCGTATGTAGTAACCTCTACCGGAAGCTGGAATAGCTCGGTAGGTAACTTTCGTGTCTTTGAAAATTTATTATAAGGTCTAAATAATGGCTTGGAATATAGACTTAGTATTGATGCTTAGATCCTTAATAGGTGATCTAGATAATTCAAAATACACTAATGAAAGACTGAAACAGATACTTTCTATTGGTGCGTACAATGTAAACAACGAGGCCAGCTTTACAAATACTTACACTATAGATGTTAGCCAAATCACCATCAGTCCAGATCCATTAGTTAATGATCCGGATTTTTGTTCGTTAACAGTTTATAAATCTGCCTGTATACTTTTAGGTAGTGAAGTCAAAACCGAATCTGCGAACGCTATCGCAATTAAAGACGGCCCGTCGTCTATAGATTTACGTGGCGTAAGCGGTAGTTTATCTATTATGTATAAAGACTTATGTGAAAAGTACGAAGAGATGATGACAAAATATATCTACGAAAAGGGCAGCGGAAGTGGTGCTCCTACCGGAGCCGCCGTTCTTAGTCCTTACAGTCCCGCTAGCTGGGGTGTCGGTTTTAACGATGGTGGATACAGAAATTTCTAACAATAAAACTTAACTGGAGAATAAATAATGGCCGTTGCAATGAAAATCATATCTGGTAATGACCAGCCTTCTGGCGGTCGTGCTATTACATCAATAGCTGGTGCTAGAGGTTTAACCTCAGCCCAGATTATTGACTCTAAACATACTCAAGAACCTTTTCTTTCTTCGCCGGTTCCCTCGTCTGTTATAGATCAGCCTATTGCTGATATTGACGGCAAGCTGAACACTAGATGGCAAAATCCTGATCCGAGTTGGTGTTGTAGCTAAGGGGTGCTTTAATGGCAATTAATATTCCGAGTAGTGTTTTTAATACATATAACGACGCAGTTCTTCTGTTTACGAGGACGGCCACGTTGGTGTATCCAGAGAAAAAAGAAGACTGCCCCAACTGTCTACTTGACACGATGGGAACACGGACAAGGTCTATAAGTAGTTACCAGCCCGGAGGGCCATATCCCTTTGAACGCGGGATGCCGTGCCCTTACTGCAACGGGAGCGGTTATAAAGCCGTAGAAGTGAAAGAGGATATAACCTTAAGGATATACTGGGATAGAAAGCATTGGGTCGACATAGGTGTACCTATAGATCTTGCGGATGGTGGTGTACAAACTATAGCCTACATGACAGACCTCGACAAGATAAATAAGTGTAAGTACATGATACCCAAATATGATGGTATTGAAAACTATAATCACAATGCTAAATATGAAAAAGCCGGATCATCGTACCCGCAGGGATTTAAGCAAAATGAAACTAAATATGTCGTAACATTCTGGAAGAAAACGAATGCTTAAGTTAACTCTTTTAGACAATACCCAAGAGGTGCAGAAAAAGGTTACAAAAGCCTTGGCTGTAGAGTTAAATAAACGCTTAGCGTCTTCCGTTAATAAGCTAAGAGAAAGAATTAAACCCATTATAGAAACCGCATTGCTTTCTAGTCCTGAAATAAGATCCCTTTCCGGAGGGACTCTAGCTGCCGAATTCGGTCTAGACTCTGATCCTACTTCTAGCATCGTCCGTGCTATTGTAGATTCTGTAGAAGTTAAAGTCAAGAAGGCTAGCTCTAAGGATTTAGGTGGTTTTGAATTAGTTATGCAGCCCACTAACTTCATTAACCTGCTTGGACTAGGCGAAGCACAACAGCCCGTTAGAGGCGGTTCATTACCTTGGTTAAGGTGGTTACTTACAGCGGGCGACTCTATTATTATCCGAAACTTCGGCGTTGAGTTTGGTCCTTTTGGAAGAACCGGAGAAGCCAGAATGGTTCCGGACTTTGCCCCCTATAAGGTCGATAGTTCATTTTCTGGAACCCCAGAAGATAACTTTATAAGTCGGGCGGTTAGCAGGGTTGGTAATCAGATTGAGAACGAAATGAAGAAGGCACTACAATAACAAGGGATTCTGAATATGGTAGGTACACCTAATACAAAACTAAGACTTCCCGTTGGGGTTAAGGCTAGCGATGCTAGTCTTTCGGAGATTTTGATGGAAAATTTTGTAGGTTTTTATGATTGGGGGCTGTTGGACGCTGGCCAGTATTACAATATACACGCACCTCAGTCTGGTATCTACGGAGGAGAGCGACACAAGCTGAGGATTGTAGACGATCCTAATTACAATTCGGGTCAAATCTGGGAAGCCTATCGCCAAAATTGGGTCTGGGAAGGTAGTGGCAATATAGACGGCACCATAGAGCAGCCTATTGATATTTCTGGCGTTTATGTGGATAGTTCTTTCTATGCTACGGGAAATGTAACCAAGCCCTTTTATATAGATCATACTAATGGTAGGGTTGTGTTTGATTCGTCTGTATCGTCTACTAGTTCTGTCCATTTGGAATATAGTCACAAGTCAGTCCAAGTGGTTCCCTCGCAGGGCATTCCTTGGTTTAGGCAGATACAACAAGGTTCTTTCAGAAGTGATGATGGATTTCAGGTCGCCGCGTCCGGAGGATGGGCACAGTTGGGGCAAACCAGAATACAACTTCCCGCTTTAGCCGTAGAGGTGGTTCCCGCCACTTCGTTAAAACCATATGCGTTGGGTGGTGGCCAGTGGGTACATAGTGATGTTCTCTTTTACGTCATTGCAGAAAATCACTGGGAATGTACTAATTTGATGGATATAGTCGTTATGCAAAATGACAGAACCCTTAATCTATTTGACCCCACTGAAGTAGGGTTATCTGGTGCTTTTCCATTTAACTATAGGAACGAGCTAGTTGGGCATGCTAACCCTAGTGGTCTGTATCCTAATTTAGTCGCCAATTATAACTATAGCAAATGTTGGGTTTTTGACTCTAGAGGGGCCGGAATCACACAATTGACCCCAGAATTATACATTGGAACCGCCCGATGTACTACTGAAGTTAAACCCATATAACTCTTTTTTGTGTATAATGTAGTGCCTTTACCAGAGGACAATTTCCATTAGGAGAATTTAAATGGCAAAGAATAATAGAATATTTTACGCCTGCCAAGCTGTAGTCATCATGCCCTGTGGCGAAGATGTTGCCGCTGGCGGTGTAGTAAAAGGTCTACAGAGCGTAGGCATGAGTTCAAACTTTACGCTTGATCAAGTGTTTGAAATTGGTCAGCTAGAGATTTATGAAAATATCGAAGATGTCGCTGATATCGAAGTCACGCTTGAAAAAGTGATTGACGGAGATCCGCTTATTTACACGTTATGTAGCAATAGTCTTGCTGCAACTAGTATCGTGGCTGCTTCTAAGCAGAGAAGTGATATTTACTTAGCCTTGTATGATGACGGTCAAGATAATGCCACGGGAACTCCTCGCAACGTTTGCTGGAACTCTGGTATGTATACATCTTCCGTTTCTTACAGTTATAGCGTAGATGGAAGTGCTACAGAGTCTGTTACCTTAGTTGGTAACGATAGATTCTGGAACTCTCAAGATGCTCTCGGTGCGACCGGTGACGCAAAAACCCGTTACGGTAACCTTGCCACTGGGTTCGCGACCGATGTCCCTGCTGTGGCTGTTGTTAGACGTACCAACGTCGATATAGAAGGTAGCACTCTACCCGCTATCGTTAAGTCTCAGATCGGGACAGACCAAGGTAGTGATAAGAGTGGAGCGTATCACATTCAAAGCATTAGTATTAGTGCTGACTTTGGTCAGGAAAACATCATGGAATTAGGTCGATTCGGACCTTATGCCCGTTATGCCACCTTCCCCATCGAGGTTACGTGTGAGTTTGAGGTTATGTGTACATCTGGTGACTTGAAAAACGTTTCCGGTCTTGGTACAAACCTTACTAATCAGGCGATTACCATTATCGATGACTCTGGCACAAGCTTAGCCCTTGGCGTCAAGAATAAAATGTCTTCGGTTTCTTACTCTGGTGGAGACACTGGTGGTGGAAATGCAACGGTTAGCTATTCATTCAGTAACTTCAATGGTCTAGTAGTTAGTTAGTATGTGACTTTTTCGGGAACTAGGAATTGGACGATATTTATTATGAAAAAGTTCTAAATAGAATAATACAAGGTCGTCTACGCGTCAAGCTGGGCGATCTTGTTTTATATGTTTATGAACCCTCTAATGACTTGATAGAAGAGTCGTTTGATATCTACGAAGAAACCCGTGAGAAGGCTTACTTTAGCGGGTGTTATGTAGATAGAGAGATTCAGGAAATGCTAGTGGACTTTGACTTATGGAGCCCTGTCGAAGCTCAAACACTAAAAAGGCTAGAAGACCACGACATTGAAGACGCTAAGGTGGATGCCTATAGAAATTATTTCGATAAAGGTAAATTAAACACTATCAAGAGACAGATTAAAAAAATAGAATCAGAAATATGGGGTCTACGGTCTAAGAATAAACAGTTCGACCATCTGTCTTGTGACGGCATAGCTAAATTTGTTAGAAAATCGTGGATATTTGAAAGGGTTACAAAAACTAAAGACGGGAATATGTATGATTTTAGAGATCATTCCATAAGTATGGTTTTAGATGCTTATTCCGCAAATCAGATTCCTTCGGAACATCTAAGAAAGTTAGCCAGAACAGACCCTTGGAGGTCTATGTGGGCGGTCACGAGAAAAAGAGGTCACGCGTTTAACGTCAACGGATGCGAATTGAGTGACTTGCAAATAGGTCTATCCTCTTGGACGATAATGTATGAGAACCTATATGAGAACCCAGACCATCCCAAAGAAGAAATTATAGACGATGATGACTGTCTAGACGGCTGGTTTATTTTAGAAAGACGTAAAAGAGAAAAAGAGAAAAAAAATAAGGAAGCTGAGGATCTGTTATCCAACCCTAAGATAGCTAACTCGCAAGAAGTGTTTTTAATGGCGAATAATCAACAACAGGCAAAAGACATAAACGATCTAAACACCCCACGGGGAAAACAAATAATAAAAGACCGCGATGCACAAATCGATAAGCTCGACGGTGACGTAGATATGCATTTTAAAGAACTTTCTGATGTTCATCAGGATAGGATGCTTAATGCTGTTCAGGAAAATAGAGCCGCTGTAAAATCAGCAGGGAGAAATTAAGAGATGGCAAAGGAAAGAAGTAATGAGTATAACGCCTTTCTTCAAAAGTCCTTAAGTTTAAAAAAGGTCAGAGAAGAAAGAAGTAAAGAAGTCTCGAAAGATGTGCTATTCCAATCTTCAAAAAAGAAAATCCAGACCACTATGATAGGTGCTCTTTCTTCTTTAGAAGACGGGTTTGGCTTTCTATGGGGTTTTAACGCTGACAATAGGGAAGATGAAAATCTGTCCCCGGAGCAGCAGCATCTGAAAAATATTTATGACGAAGCAAGGGCAAAAATATTAGACAGGGGCAATACCCAGATTAGAAATCTAGAGGCGGAATTCGCTCAGTATGACATAACGAAAAAAAGGTACAGTTACAATCTTCCGGTGGTTAAGCCGGGCAATTCTTTAGAAGGAGAAGACAAATGACGGATAGGATTATCGAAAGTAAAAACAAGGACGGTCAGGTAGTTTCGGTTAAACTCAAAACACCCGGACCACAAGAGTATAGAGATTCCCAGATCGAATACAACAGGGCCTTTAGGTCAGCGTTGGACTCTGGTGCTCTTCTTAGGCAAAAGCTTTCTGAATACATGTCGGAACAGGGTATTTGGAGCGACGAGAAGCAGTTGCAGAACGATAAGTTCATTGCAGACATTACTTCTAGAGAGGAAAAGCTGAAAGCTGGTGGCATCAAGCTCAGTGAGGCTAAACAAATAGCCCTAGAGCTAAGAGAGGTGCGTGCAGAGTTCAGAGATTTTCTTGCAGAAAGAAATTCCCTCGATCAAAACTCCGCGGAGGGTCAGGCTGACAACGCTAGGTTCTCGGAGCTGGTTAGACTTTGTATGCTTAACCCAAAAACTAGCCAACCCTTCCATCCTACCCAAGCTGACTATGATGAGTCTTCTGATCAGCCTTGGGTTATTAAAGCTGCTGGAGAGTTAGCTGGTATGATTTATGGCTTAGATCCTAATTATGACAATAAGCTAGAAGAAAACAAATTCCTTAAAGAGTTTGAATTCGTGAATGAGGATCTTCGTTTAGTCAGTGATGATGGGCATTTGGTTGATACCGAAGGTAACTTGATTGATGAGAACCATAGGTTTATCGCTTATCGTACCGAGGAAGGTCGTAAGAATCAAGATCCCGAAGAATGTTACCATGTAAATAGAGACGGTGAGGAAGTCATCAAGATAGAAGAAGATGGTTCTTGGGTTAAGTTATCCCTAACTGAAAGAAAACCATTCTTAGATGATGATGGAGAACCTGTTATAGTTGCTAAAAAGGAAGATGCCGAAGAAGAAAAGGACTTAGTTTCTGAAGATAAGGTTGCTGTCGAAGAAAGTACCCCGAAGCCAAAAAGAAAGAGGAAAACTACAAAGAAAGAAACCGACTCAGAAACGTCGTAATTGTGTATAAAGATGGGGAAATTCTTAGGGGGTGAGTTCCTCCTCTCTTTATAGATCAAAAGAAGGTAAGAAATGGCAGCTTTTAACCTAACGGCAGTATTGCAGCTTCAGGCACCTACTAATACACAGCAGGTAGTATCTCAGATACAAAAAGGCTTGAAGGGCGTAAATGTCAAACTGAATGTTCAGGCTGATACCCGTGCCGTCGCTGCTGTAAATAAGCAGCTAGGCGGTGTGAATAAAGCTGCTCAAAGCTCTTCTAAATCTATAAACACCTTAAATAGAAACCTTAGTGAAGCTGCCCGTAGATTTAGTGTCATAACTATCGCTACGGGTAGCTTTATTGCTTTCGCTAGAGCAATTAAGAATTCTGTTGGGGCGGCGGTTGAGTTTGAAAGAGAGATGGTTAAGATATCTCAAGTCACGGGGACTTCTGTAGGACAGCTGGGCGGTCTAGCTAAGACGGTCGATTCATTGTCTACAGGGCTGGGTGTGGCAAATCAAAGCCTATTGGAGACTTCCAGAGTCTTGGCTCAGGCTGGTCTAAGTGCCATGAAAACGAGACAAGCATTAGAGGTCTTAGCGAACACTACTCTTGCACCTAGTTTTGATAATATTATAGACACCACAGAAGGTGCTATCGCGATTCTCAACCAGTTCGGAAGAGCGGCCTCTAAGACTGGTCAGGACATTAAATTCCTAGAGCAATCCCTAGATGCTATCAATGCTGTATCTAAGAGATTTGCTGTTGAGTCTGCCGACTTGATTACAGCCATTAGACGTACTGGTGGTGTATTTCAGGCTGCCGGTGGTAATCTTAAAGAGCTGATTGCGTTATTTACCTCTGTTCGTCAAACTACTCGTGAGTCTGCCGAGACTATCGCTACTGGCTTTAGAACCATTTTTACTAGATTACAGAGATCGGAAACCATTGATGCTCTTGATGCACTTGGTATTTCCCTTAATGATCTAGAGGGTAAATTCGTTGGCCCTATGAAAGCCATTGAACTTCTGTCTTCTGGATTGGCTGGGCTAGACACTAGAGATGTTCGGTTTAATGAGATTGTTGAACAGCTCGGTGGATTCCGTCAAATTGGTAAGGTTATCCCCTTGCTCAAACAGATGTCGGTTACCCAAGCGGCATTGGCCGTTGCTAATAACTCTTCTGGGTCTGCGGCGAAAGATGCACAGTTAGCACAGCAATCTTTAGCGGTTGCGTTCCAGAAGGTTGGAGAGCAGTTTGATTCGATGATTCGTAAGTTTTCGTCGAGTGATACCTTTAGGGGTCTAGCGGATACAATTCTAAGTCTAGCCACGTCCTTTTTGAAATTTGGGAAAATATTAGCAGATGTTCTGCCTCAGTTGACAGCTTTGGCTGCTATTAAGATAGGGCAAAACCTAGCTCCCGGATTAATGAGTATGTTCGGCGGCGGTGGCGGTCGTAGAAAAAACATGGGCGGCAGGATTCATGGTTATGCTAAGGGTGGCTGGGTTCCGGGTCAAGGTAGTGGGGACACTGTTCCGGCTATGCTTACGCCCGGAGAATTTGTTATCAAAAAGAGCAGTGCCCAAAAGATGGGTCCATCGGCTCTTCATGCGATGAATAACAATAGGTTTGCAGAGGGGGACAAAGTAACAAAACAGAGGAACCCGAGGTCAAAAATTGAGTCTGCTCAACAGGCGGCGGCCGGTAAAAAGTTTAATAAAGATATAACCCTAACGTCTGATGCTGGTGCGGTCAAAGATTCGATACTCTCCATGACCAAGGGTGATGGTGCCGTAGATGTCGGGGGTGCTTTCTTACAGCCTGCGGAGTCCGTTAACCGAGCTAAGGTCATGAATGCTAAAGCGGACGGAGAGGCAGTACGTACGCGAGTCTGGGATAGTATCAAAAAACAACATGGAAAGAAATGGAAGAAAAAAGAGGCGGATACCAACCTTGCTGATTTTAATGAAAAACAACCCAAAAGCGGTTTTGACTTTGATGTCAATATACATTCCGGAAGTACCACGTCTTACGAAGCCAATGCGTTTAAAGCGGGCATGAACGACGCTATTGTAGCGGCTGGTTCGAAATTAGCTCCTGCCAACATGCCTGTTAATCCGGTTAAGATGGGGAGTGCGTTACAGAATTCAAATATAGAGCAAATAGAAGGTGGTATATTTGAGTCTTGGTTAGCCGGGATGTCTACTAAACCATTTGATGAAGCACAGCCAAAGGTTGCTGCAAATGATACGTGGGACTTTAAACAGGGACTGGGTGCCGACTTAGGGGGTTTCTTTGGTATTGATGGCGAAATTCCTACAGATGCTAAGAGAACCTTTAGTGATGAGTCTGTCAGTCTTATTGCTAAAAAGGCTTCCGCAGATATGCTTAGCGAGCTGAATATACAAAACACTGTTGATAAGATGGGTATCAGGAAGACAACATCAGTCCAAGGGAAGAATAAAGGTGGAAGTATAAGTGGTTCTGATACTGTTCCCGCTCTACTAACTCCCGGTGAGTTTGTAGTACAAAAATCAGCCGCCCAAAGTGTTGGTTACTCTAATCTTGCAAACATGAACAAGACCGGTGTTGCGAAATTTGCTAAGGGTGGTGCTGTTGGTGTTCAAGCGTTTGCTGCTGGTGGTGGAGTGTTACAACAAACCGCTCTTTCTGCCTCGGACCCTATCGCTGACATTGCGGCACAAACCCAACTGACTAAAAAAGATCTGGCCATGCTTGGACAAGCTGCCAAAACTAATACAGGTGCTTTTACAGACCTAGTAGGTCAGCTACAAGGTCTAGATATTGATGCAGTCGAGGCCGCACTGAAGAACTTTTCTAGAAATATGACCGCAACCGCTGATGCGGCTGCTGTTTTAGATGGGGCGATGGATGCTGCACATTCACAGGTCGGTCAAATGGGACCAAGTGGTACACCCGCAGGGCCGCCTAAGAGTAAGGGTGTTGCTGGTCAGGGTGAGTCGCGGATAATGCCGGAGCGGTCTGGCGACGAGATGGCAGAGTTATCCCAACAGGCTGACGCGATAGCACAAGAATTTGCGATCATGGGAGAAGAGACTAGAGCAGGACAAAAGGCTATGCTCGCCTTTAAGCAGGCTATATTAGCGGGCAAAACAGAGGCCGAAGCTTTGACAGCTGGTATGGACGCCGGGCAAAAACATGTTACAGAGTTAGACGCGGAAATGGCGGAACTTATAAAGGCGTATGTTCAAGGAGCCATGAAAGAGAAGGAGCTAATCAAAGCCACCGAAGCCCTGAAAAAGAAACGAAAAGCAATACCGGGAGCACCGGGCGGTCCTCCTGCACCTCCCTCTGGTGGTGGTGGTGGTGGTGGTGGTCTCAGGGCCGGTATGGGTCAATCGATGCGTGGGCTGGAGAAGGGTGCAGACCGCATGGGTAAAAAATTCAATAAATTTGGCAAGGGGATGGGGAAATTATCGGGTGGACTGAGTAAGGCGGGTAGTGCACTAAGCGGCTTAGCGTCAGCGACACTTGGTGTCATGTTTATGATGGGCACGCTAATGGAGCAATTAGGCCAAGGTACGGATGCGGAAAAAGAACAGCAACAAGCAGGCATGGCCGCTGTTACTACTTATGTAGCACTAGGTGCCCAAATACTCGCTTTCGTGTCTGTAATGGCCGCTGCTACAGTGGGGATGATTGCAAAATTAGCATTGGATGGCCCTGCGATGGTTGCCAAAGCGGCAGGCGTCGTCGCTGATTGGGCTGAAGCCGCTTCCAGTGTTGCCAACACTGGTGCTAAGATCAGTGAAGCTGCCGCCTCTATTGGTGTTACCGTCGCACTTGGACCACTCGCTCTTGCCGCTCTTGCGGTAGCAGCTATTTTCGTGATACTAGCCGCTGCCGCGGCGGTGCTTGTTGCCGTGTTTGTAGGAACCTTTGTGAAATCATTGTATGATTCAGCCGTTGCCGCTAAGGCTTTTGAGCAAGCTGTCGCCAAGGCGAATGCAAGAGCAGACGAAGAAAAAGACAAGCTTAGTGATGTCACTGGAGCTAGCGGTGTGGCTAGTGAGTCTCAGTTCGTTGCTGGTAGGGGAGAGGCCGCGTCTGCCGAATTTAATAAAGTGATGATCAACGCGACAAAATTCAAACGTGCTACAGCAGAAGCGTCAAGTGCAACTTCAGCGTTTGCAAAAAAGGCGGCGGGGTTCGGTTTAGCTGTGCTTACAGCCTCTCTGGTTCTTGGTCCGTTTGGAATCGCGGCTGTCGCCCTAGCCGTAGGTGCATCAATGATAGCTGACAGCTTTTCTGACGTTGAAGAGTCATCGACTCGCGAGCTCACTGCTGTCGAGAAGGCCATTGTAGCACATCAAGAGTATGCAAAACGCGTGACGGATATTTCAGCAGCCTACGCAACCAGTACCTTCAGGGCTATAAAAGCCACCAATGATTTTACCAATTCAATGAAGCAGGCCGAAAGAAATAATCTAGACGCTACCCAAAAAATGTCGATCATGGCCGGTGGTTTGGAAAATATGATTGATACTTTCAAGGCTAATGAAGCACGGGTTGATGGCAAAAAAGAGTCGAGGAACAGACTGCAATCAGACCTAGAAAGGGCTGGAATTCTAACCGCCGGAGGAGAAGAGACGGGTAGAGGCAGGGGTGGTGATTCTGAGCCGAGCGATAGAGATAGAGATAAACTCAAGCAACTTAGGGAGCTAGATAAACAAAGAGTAGAGTATTTGGAGGCAAACAACAAGCTGCTCGCGGACACCTATGCAAAAGAACATGAGATTCGTTCAAATATGCAGGAATCCCTTTCTACTTTTGTTAATCAGGCAGGTCAAGGTAGAGGGCGTGGTGCAGGAGTTGATCTTGCAGACGCGGGGATCGCAGGAAACTTTAAAGCAATAAAAAATGCAAACACAGAAGTTAAGAACGCCTATGTGGCTGGTTTGGAGTCACTAGATAAAGTCATAACTTTAAGATTTAAGTTATTGAAGGACGCGGCGAGAGCGAAGGGTGATGATTTTGGGCTCAAGAACCTCGAACAGCAAGAGGCAGTAGAAAGGGCTATAGCAGAAACGACTCTGGAGAGAAACACCTTAGCGGCTGCCGCCGCGGTAGTTAAGATGGAGAAGGCTAGTATCCTAGCCAATATAGCGAATCTGGCACAACAAAAAGCAATGATGAATGTCAACACCACGTTGAAGGGCTTTAACAATATGTTGCTTGGTGCCACAAGGACAGCTAAACTATTTGCCCAAGCCGATAATGCTATCGCTTTAGCCTCTGGATCGGCACCAGAAGCCGCTATAAGCGACACTAGTATACTTGAGCTCCCGTTTGAACAGATTGACCCTAAGTTACTTAATAACAAACTTCAAGAAGCTGTTGACATGATAACTGCCGGTACTGATCCAGCTTCGTTAGACCCTATTGATAAGGCTATTAGGCAGCGGGCGAATGATATGAAGGATTCTATAACGAACGCCGGTACAGTTATAGCCCTTCTTCCGGAAGCCATGAAAGAGTTCATGGACCCCTCTAAGATTGGTGCATTATTAGATACTGGGAATGCAGTCGATGCAGCTGACAAAATATTCGACTCGATAAATACGTCAATGAACCATGCGTTGAAAGATAAAAAAACCGGCGTGAAGACCAATCTAGGACAACTTGTTAATGCAGAAATACAGGCTCTTCTTGGAGAAGGCGAGGCGGTCACAACTGATGACATCAAGGCGATACAGGACAAAATTCGCGAGTTGACCGAAGAACAGCGAGCGGCGATGATTCGCGTTATTGAGGTCAAGAACGAATATATACAAAAGCTTGATTCTGTTAATACTGCAATTATAGACGCCCAACAAAAATATGCTGATGCTACTGCTAGAGTTGTAGATGTTCAGGAGCGTGCTGCTGATAGAATGGCACAAGCCACTGGAGGAAGAGGAAGAAGAAGTAGAGGCGATAGAGAACAGGGTAGACGGAGAGCGGCTAGCTCGCGACTTGGTGTGACGGCTAGAGATAATGGTGCTGTTGCCGGTAACGTAGGATTTACCGCGGACGCACTAGCAAGTATGGAAGCAGATGCTCTGAAAGCAGCCGATGAAGCGGATAGGCTAAAAAAAGTAGGCGGCGATAAAGACGAAATGGCAGCTGCAAACGATGAAGCTAAAAGATTGGCCGCTGGTGCAAATCAAGCAAGAAAAGAGCTAGAGAGACTAGCTGACCAGAGTGCTAGGGCTTCCGATGTTATGGCTGACATTAAGGACGAGCAGGCAAAACGTAAACAACTACAGAGCCTCGGAGAGAATTTAGCGTTTGGTAGCGACGAGCAAAGAAAAGGTATAGCTAAAGGGTTCATGGACTTACGAACGGCTCTTGGGCAAGGAGGTATGCAGGGTGCTACCGATGAGCAGCGAGCTGGAATCAAAAGTACTCTAGACTCATTGGCTGATGTTGAGATTGGTGACACTGGAAAGACTGGCAAAGAGCTTAAGGCGGGAATGCAGGCTGATGAGATTATGCGTCTTACTGGCAATAAACGATTGGCACAAGCCTCCTTTGATCAGGCTATGATGGGCTCTAAGGAAGAACAGTTATTAAATGAGCTTGCAGCAATCGGTGCACAGGAAGTAGCAGCAGCACAGGCACTCGCAACTAACGCATTAGGTCAGGTTACTTTACTCAAAGGAATAAAGAAAGCCATCATCGACGGTTTTGATAAAGACAACAAGGCTGCACAAAAGGAGGCCACTGTAGCCGACACACCCGCCGCTGGGCAGTTGGATTCTCAAATTAAAGAGCAGGGCATACGGTTGGCAACGGTGAACGATGCCCTTAAGACGTATGCGGAATCTATTAAAGGTTTAGATAAGGTGTTGTTCGTCTATAAAACTATGCTGCAAGGCCTCAGTGACGCTATGAAGCACATGCAGGGCGAAAAACCTGCGACCGCTCTGTTGGACCGGACCATTATTGAAGGTGCTGACGGACAGGATGGGTTGAGACAGAAGCATGAAAGTATGCGAGCGGATATTATGAAGCAGCGGTTTTCGGAAATGAATGACGATAATTCGATGACCGGAAAAGGATGGGATGTGTTTATTAAAGATGTTAACGGCCTGATTACACTTAATGAAGCTGGATTTCAGGCGGCTTTATCATCCGCCAAAAATGACCAGCAGAGACAAAGCGTCCAACAAACGCGGCGGATAGGACAAGATTCGATCAACAACATCAATACCGTAATGGCAACTGGCGGGGCTGCCCTGAGTGGTAAAGGCACGGCAGGAGCAGCTTTACAAACCCAATTACAGGACACTCAGGGTACTCTAAACCAAAGTGCCGCTATTGACTGGGACGCCGCTTCAATAGAAGCTAATGCGGTTATAGTCGATGCGAATAACGCAGCCATGGATCTTCAAACTGCCACAATAAAAGCCGCCGGAATAGTGAGTATCACAGGCACTCAAGTAATAATAAAGAACCCCGACGGCAGCACTCAACCACCAGTCACTACGCAAGGCGGCCCGGGTGCCGGTGGTGGCATGGTAGAGAATTTCGCACGAGGTGGAATGGTATATGCCGCCAATGGTGGAAGTATTTTCCAACCAAAGGGAACAGATACGGTTCCGGCAATGCTAACTCCGGGCGAGTTCGTTATCAAGAAGTCGGCAGTTGATAAAATTGGCACGGGCGAACTTCAGTCTATGAACAACGGTGGACCTGTTCAATACAGACAGGAGGGCGGCAACATCTTCAGTGGCGGTATGGCGGACATACTCGGCAACTTTGCGTTAGACAAGCTGAAAAAATTGAAAGAAGTAGGTATAAAAAGGGCAGTATCGGGGTTGCTTAACCAAGAAGAGAAAGAAGACCTTGGATCGTCAAGTGGGTCCGGATTGGAAACTACTCGTTCCGATGCTACTGGAGCAATGGCATCACCATCGGCATTTGCCTCGATGGATAATAGCCAACCTCTGGCATCGCCGGATCAATTAGAGCAGATTCGCAAGTCAGAGGCTCCTAGACTGACGGGGGCGGAGAGACAGATCGAGAAGGCGTCACGCTCGTCGATTGTAAACAGCAACGATTTTGGCGGACTTGGCGATAACCGGGGCCGCGGGGAACAAACGTTTGAAGACGAGTGGGGAGACACGCAGAGGATCCGGGAGGCTGAGTATGGTAATCGCTCGATAGCTTCGACAGGTCCCGAGCTTTCGTCCCGGTTGGATGATCTTGGCGAAGACGAGTTCACCTCAACCAACCCCAATAATCCAAAACCGGGAGATGCAGGCTACGGGCAGTTCTTCCATGATAGGCGTAAAAAGGCCGAAGCAGCGGCCAAAAAGGCGTCCCAAAAGGCAACCGAGGATGCGGACAAAGCAAAAAAAAGGACAGCTGTTGACTCATTTTTTGAGGAAGAACGTGCCGAGCGTGAGTTAGATGATTTAGATCCAAAATCTGAGAACGATGCCAATCATAAGGACTATCATAAGTGGCCTGCAAATGCTAACAAGCCCCGTTCTACGAAAAATAAGGAATCAGTAGACAAAGAGGTTAAAAGTGAATACGAGATTAACGGCGTTCGGCACTCCCTCTATAGTACGGGGGAAAAGTGGACCGCCGCTTGGGATGCGGGGGTTGATAAATTTGCTGATAACTATAATCCATACGGAAGGCTAGCGTTATCACTTTTGTTGCCGCAAGGCCCGGCTCTAGTGAAGGGTATTGATGCTCTTCTAGCCGCCAACGATGCCGTTAGTGTTGCTCGAATGGTTAAAGATACCGTAGACGACCCATCGTCGTCTCCAGAGTTGGTAAGTAAGTTGCTCTCGATAGCACAAACCAAGCTCGTAAACAAAGTCATGGACGGAGTAACCGGCCCCATAGAATACGATAGTAGTGGTGGAGAAGTTCAATACCGAGCCGGTGGCGGAAGTATTTTCCAGCCCAAAGGAACAGATACCGTTCCAGCCATGTTGACTCCGGGTGAGTTTGTAATCAAGAAGTCAGCGGTTGATAAAATTGGTATGGGTAAACTTAACGCCATGAATAACGGCTCTCCTTTATATAGAGCGGAAGGAGGCCCTGTTAGTCTACCTCCAGAAGGTTTCTATACCCAAAAGATTATCGAAGGATCCCAAGACGCAGGGATAATGAGATCAGCCTTAGAAGAAGCTTTTGCAGAAAAGGGGACTGAGTACTTCAAGGCCCTAAAGAGACTTAGTAAGCGTGGCATGATAGGTCCGGAAAACATAGCTAGCTCTGTTCCTTTTGAGGATTTTATAAGTGGACTCAAGGATTCTGGTAAGCAGCAAATCACCGATTGGAATCCCGCTGCTCCGGGAATTGTTCCCTTCGACCCCAGTATTGCCA